GGCAATGGCGGCGCTGGTATTGTGTCAACAATTAACGGCACAAGAACTGCATATGCTGGTGGTGGTGGCGCTGGTTTGTATAACAATACCTCAGGGAAAGCGGGCGTAGGAACTGCTGGTGGCGGAGATGGCGGCAAAAATGCATATGGAACCGCTGGAACTGCAAATCTTGGTGGCGGTGGCGGCGGAGGCGGCGGTGGCGATTCTGCTTCAGGCGCTGGTGGTTCCGGCATCGTAATTATCCGAATCAGAACAGCATAAGAAAAGGAAAACAAAATGGCTCATGTAGCACGCATAGACGAGGACGGCATCGTAAGAGAAGTCCACGTCCTAAGAAATGAAGACCTGCCGAACAACGGCGACTTCACCCCCGAAGTAGAGGCAGCGGCTAACGCTTTCCAGCACTCGCTCGGACTGGACGGTGTTTGGAAGTTGACCTCGTATAACGGTAATTTCCGTGGCCGCTACGCGGGTATCGGCTACAAGTATGACGCAGAGTTGGACGAGTTTGTGGCTCCTGAACCCCCCGCCACTGAGGAAGCCTAAACACGTTCACAGAGCCCTGAGCATGGCTTTAAAAGGCTCCATTTTTCATGCCCATATTGTGGAGGATTTGAGTGGCAACGGACTACACTGAGGAAGTAGTAGAAGAGTTAGGTGTCAGCCTGACTGCTTCTGAGGGTGCTGGTTCGTTCGGTCCTGACTCCATCAAGTGGGACTGCACTATCGGCAACCTTAACTTCCTGTTCGGTAACAACGAGCAGTACCCGATGGTCCGCCAGACGGCACAGTTCCGTCGTGAACGTATCGACACTGAACGTAACCCTGGCGAGCAGTCACTAGAGAACGGCCTGTGGATCAGGTCGCAGGCTTCGTGGCATTACGGTGCCGGTCTGTCTTCAGCGGAACCGCTGGAGGTGAACAGTGAGGAAGCGGCGTTCCGGTTCTACCAGTCCGGTGGCGTGGACCCGTGGACACCGGGCCAAGTTCAACTGTTGAACCGCACCGCTTCCGTGTTCGCCCAGTCTGCTGCTTCGGGCCAGCAGTTGCTTGGTGTTTCCACTGGCGTGATCCTCGCCTATGACGGTGTAATGCGTTACATTACTAACGCTGGTGCCTCGTCTGCTATCTCGTGGGGTGGCAGTGACACGATCTACTCTATCACTGACACTGGCGAACACTACTTCGCTACGGATAACGTTGGTATTTGGAAGGGTGACTTGCCTTCCGGTGCAGGTTCAAAAATCTACAACAAGCATTACGGAACTGTCACGTATTCCCTGGCACGGTGGGTTAAGTCCCGCCTGATGTACGCTGAGAACCAGAGCCTGTGGGAGATCACTGACATTTCCCCCACGTCAGCGACACTGCCGACTATCTTCTACACGAACCCTGACGGTGACTGGCGTTGGACTGACTTCGCTGACGGACCTAACGCCATCTACGCCTCAGGCTACAACGGTGACAGGTCACAGATTTACCGCATCGGTGTCACGTCGGACGATACTGGCGTGACCCTGGCTGTTCCCACGGTTGTGGTGGATATGCCTCGTGGCGAGAACGTCATCTCCATGTACTCGTATGTGGGTTCGTTCATTATCGTCGGCACTACCGCTGGTTGCCGTGTCGCACGGGTGGAGTCTGACGGTACGCTTACTCTTGGTCCTCTCGTGTTTAGCGGTAAGCAGGTTCGTGACGCTGTTGGGTATGGCGAGTTCATTTATGTCACGTATGAGGATGGCGTGGATCGTGGCTCCCGCACGTACGGTGCCGGGGTGCGTCGCATCAACCTGGGCCAGATCTTGAATCGTGACCCGCTGCAGTTTGCGTGGGCTAACGACCTGACTGCACCGTCTAACTTTGACGGTAAGGCAGCGAATGTCACGGTGTCTGGCGGGAAACTTTGGGTCGCTGTTGATGGTGCTGGCGTGATCAAGCAGCAGGACACGTACGTGTCGTCTGGCTGGATTGAGACTGGCCGTATCCGCCTTGGCACGATGGAGAAGAAGGCGTGGCGTGACCTTCGCATGATCTGCCCAGACGACTTGACTGGCTCGGTGATCGGTAAGGCGTCTGTGTTTGGGACGACTGCACCGTCTACGTGGGAGACTGTTCTCACTTTGCAGGCTGGCACGACGGACGGTTACGGGAAGTTGAATGCTGCCGCACCTGGCACGGCGACGGACTTGTACCTGGCGTTTAATCTTTTGTCGAACGGTGACAATACTTCTAGTTCTGAGTTGACTGGCTACCAGGTGCGTGCTGTCCCTGCACCTCAGAAGACGGAACTGTTGCAGGTTCCGCTGATGATGTTTGATTTCGAGGTGGACAAGCAGGGTGCCCGGTACGGGAAGTTCGGGAATGCTTACGCGAAGTTGGTTGCTTTGAAGCAGATGGAGCAGGCCGGTGCAACGGTCGGTTTCACGGATCACTCGACGGGTGAGGTGAAGGAGGTGTATGTGGAAGAGGTTAAGTATTTCCGCATCAACCAGCCTTCGCTGGGTAAGCGTGGCGGGTCCGGCGGTATCTGCTACGTCACGTTGAGGACCGTGTGATGCAACCGAACGACATTGTTTCTCTAGTGTTCGCGTCCCTGTCGATCCTTGCCCTTCTGCTGGGTGGTTTGGGTTGGTGGATCAAGGTGAAGATTAAGGATGCCACCTACCAGATCCAGCCTAACGCGAATGGTGGCAAGTCTCTAGCGGATTTGCACAAGAAGGTTGACGGGATCATTACGGATGTTCAAATGTTGAAGTCTGCGGTGTTGCAGATTGAGGATGAGATTGAGGAGTTGCGGTGATCGGTAAGTGGCTTAGTGACCGTGAGGTTCGCAAGTGGCTGTATGGGGTATCATTGACGGTGATTCCGTTGCTGGTTGCCTATGGCGTGATTGAGGGTGATGATGCTTCCCTTTGGATTGCTGTGGTGGGCAGTCTTCTTGCTCCTACTGTTGCCCTTACTCATTTGACTCCGAAGGATAAGTAGTGTCCGATAAACGGACGATTAAGGGTTGGCCTGTTATTGCCCGTGGCACGGACCCGTTGTTGAAGGAGTTCACGGTTCCTGGCACGAAGCGTAAGTTGCGTCTTCGAAAGGATGTTGGTCCGTACCTGGTTGCTTTCGCTAGTGAGTACCACCAGCAGATTGCCCCGATTGATGAGGGCACGTTGGACGATTGGGCTTGGTCCCCTGTCCGTACTGGTCGTGCGTCGAAAAATATCTCGGATCATTGTGGTGGGGTGGCTATTGATTTGAATGCCACGAAGGAAGGCTCCCAGTCTAAGAGCAATGTGTGGTGGAAGAAGCACCCGGTGAAGGCTCTGAAGATGAGGGCGTTGCTGAGGAAGTACCACCTGCTGGAGTGGGGTGGGGACTACAAGAACTTCTATGACCCGATGCACCTGGTGATTGACACTCCTGACGTGAAGTTGGTTAAGTCTGAGATGAAGAGGCTCGGCATCCTTCCGTCGGGTAGGATCAAACCCCCCAACTAGACCCCCTCTAAATGGCGATTTTAGCCACGTAGAGCCACGAATCCCCCTGTCCTAGTCATATAGGATGGGGGGATTTTTTGGTGTCTCTAAATCCCTAAAACCAGAATACCCAATTCCCTACTAAGTCGCTCGGCTTTAAGCCTCGCTCCTTGCCGGAACCCAGAAAAGAGAAATGCCCCCCCTACCCCCCCAAACTTTGGGTGGTAAGGTAGGCTCCTCTAGGTCCGGCATCTGCCGTCGCCCGTCAATGGAGTTTCTGCCCCACGCTCTCGCGCGACACGCACACTACCAGAAACCCTTGACAACGCACCCCGACACGCCCATACTCCCGGCATGGAAGAAAACAACGAACCGTACATTTCGTACAGTCAACTCACCACCTGGCTCCAGTGTGGGGAGAAGTACCGTTTGACCCGTATCCTGAAACTGGAAGAAGACCCAGCCTGGTACTTCGCTGGTGGCACAGCGGTGCACTCTGCTGCTGACGCCATCGACCATGCACTATTGGAGGGCAAGTGAGTGACGTAGCCTACGAGGCTGGCATGGAAGCATTCCGTGCCTCACTCGCCAAAGCGAAAGCCGACAACGAAGGCAAGACATGGCGTGCCGGTGGACGGGCAAGCAAGAAATACCCGTACAAGGAAGACGAATCGTGGTGGATGGCTGAAGGTCCAAGCATGGTTCACGCCTGGTACAACTGGCGCAAAACCAACCCGAACCTGGAGATCTGGCACACCGAACAAGGCGTACCCGCCATCGAGATCGGTGTCACCGTCCGGTTACCTGGTGACGTGCTGATGAAGTCCGTCATCGACCGCGTGTTCGTGGACAAGGTTTCCGGTCGCACCATGATCGTGGACTTGAAGACCGGGCAGCCACCCAAGTCTGGCCTGCAACTCGCCGTGTACAGGACAGCGTTGCTGGAGCAGTTCGGTGAGGCACCCACGTACGGTGCCTACTGGATGGCACGCAGTGGGACACTAGACACTGTGCATGACCTGCGCGAGTACCCCGAGAAGATGATCGAGCGTTGGCTGCGGGACGTGAAACGTGCCATTGACGCACGGATCTTCGTCCCCAACATGACGAACCTGTGTGCTACGTGCGGGGTGCTGCAGCACTGCTATGCTTACGGTAACGAAAAGTACCGTCCCGATTTTGAGGATGATCTAGTGGAAGGAACGAACTGATGGCAGCATCACCTGAAGGTACGAAGGTCCAAGCCAACTTCAAGATTGGCAACGACCTGTTCAACGTGTACGCGAACTCGATGGTTGAGTTCGTTGACCTCCTCGCTGAGTTGGAGGAGAGCGGGATTACCGCTATTCACAGTGTCCAGTCGAAGTTGGGTGCTTCTCACACCGTGGCTACTGCACGGGCTACCGCTACTCCTGTGCCGCAGAATGATGCGCCCCCCGCGTCGTTTACTGCTGCAGCAACAAAGCAGTGTGCGCACGGTGACATGGTTCCCCGTAAGGGCACTAACTCTAGGGGTCCGTGGAGGGGTTGGTACTGCCCGACCCCGAAGGGGGCACCGGATCAGTGCAAACCGGTGTATGTGGACCGCGAAAAGCAACCAACAGAGTGGAACAACTTTCCCGCGTAGGAGGTGAAGTATGGAAGAGGACGAGATCTACATCAGCAAGGTGACCATCGTGTCCAGTGAGCGGATTGATATCAAGAAACTCGCTGACAAGGTTTCCGCTTTCGGAACCGTAACCTCTGTATCGTCGGAACTGAACGAAGAAGACGACGAGGAAGAAGAGGACTAAGTGAGGTCACTTGACCGGGCCGTGAGGTCCATCGACAAGAAGGCAATGGTGATCCCGATGCCGTTCAAGTCGTGGAGTGACGCCAACATTTCCGTGCGCCGTGGTGAGGTCAGCATGATCGCTGGCCCACCCGGTGCCGGGAAGTCCACCGCCGCTTTGGCGATAGCGGTCAGGTCGCAAGTACCCACCTTGTATGCGAGTGCCGACTCGCACGAGTCCACTATGGCTATCCGATCACTGGCTATGGTGCTGAACCTGCCGCAGGCTGAGGCGGAGGAGAAGATGGCGAACGACCCGCAGTGGGCGTCAGCCATCCTGAAGGAAAACATCGGCCACATCAGGTGGATGTTTGATGCGTCCCCTACGTTGGCTGATTTGGAGGACGAGATCAACGTGTACCGTGAGGTGATGGGTGCGAACCCTGAACTCGTGGTTGTTGATAACGCTGTGGATGTGACGCACGAGTCGGGTGACGAGTTTTCTTCACTGCGGTCGCTGATGCGTGAGGTGAAGTGGTGGGCTCGTGACACGTCTGCTGCGTTCCTGATCCTGCATCACACGAGTGAGGGTTACGAGGGCTACCCTTGTCCTCCTCGTGCAGCGTTGCACGGCAAGATCGCACAGGTACCCAGCCTGATTGTGACTCTCTCATCTGACCAGCCTGGGTTGATGGCTGCCGCTGCGGTGAAGAACCGTTATGGTCCCGCTGACGCTACGGGTAAGACTGCAGTGTGGATGGATTACTTCCCGACGACGATGACACTGAAGGACATGGACTGATGTCGTCAGCAAACAAACGTAAAGGATCCCGTTGGGAGATAGACCTAGAGGACTACTACAACGACAACGGCCTGAAAGCACGGCGACTCCCACGGGCAGGGACCAAGGATATCGGTGACGTTGCCATCGAACTGCGCAACAACCATGTGATCGTGGTTGAGGCCAAGAATGTGCGAGCCAACAAGGTACCTGAGTGGCTGGCTGAAGCGGACGTGGAGGCAGATAACTATCAGGAGAAGTACGACACGCCCTGCTACGGGGTCGTGGTTCGCAAGTCACCTGGTAAGAATGCTTCCGGTGGTGTGGTGATGATGACGCAAGAAACCCTACTGAACCTGCTACGTTGGAATGGACTGGCATGATTGCTTTGAGGTGGCTGCAGTTCCGGCACTGGCTCGCATCCAAGATCATCGGATACAACATCCACGACGCCATTGACGAAGCCTACGACCAGGGCACCCGCTGGGGTCAGATGCAAACGTTGAAGAACATGCGAAATGCCCCCACGGTTTGACATCTGGCCCGTGCTAGAACACTACGGGTGGACACTGCCGTCACCCCGTGGCGTGTGGCAGTCAGTCAAATGCCATGTGCACGAAGACCACCACGCTTCTTGCCGGGTCAGCGAGGACGCTGGCATGGTGAAGTGTCTCGCGTGTGACTTCAAAGGGGACGCGATATATGTTGTGCGACACTACGAAGGGATAGGTTACAAGGATGCTGTCGGTAGATGCGAGGAAATTACTGGCGGAAGCGAAGTGGGCGTACTACAATCAAGTCGGGGATATCGCAGAGTATCTCATGGGTCGCGGGATCGACGGGGAAGCCGCACGTATACACCGCCTCGGCTACGTAAAAGAACCGATGATCGGTGATGACGAAATGCGTGGCCGTCTGGCTATCCCCTATCTCACCCCTACGGGTCCAGTCGATATACGTTTTCGATCCATCCACCCCGACGACTCCCCCAAGTATTTGTCCCGTGCCGGGTCACAGCAACACATCTACAATGTGCTTGCCTTCCAGCAAGACTCAGATATCATGTGTGTTTGTGAAGGTGAGATTGACACGATCATCGTTAACACAATGGTTGGCATACCTGCCGTGGGTATGCC